GATTTGATTATTGAAATCTTTATATTTCAAACATTTAATTATATTTCAGCTTAATTTCTGATATTTAGTTTATTATAAGAAAATTAAATTACTCAAATTTTTACTTTTAGATGAAATTATTCATCTTCTTTTTTAAATATAGATTTTATTATTTCAGTTAAATGATGTTTTTTTCATATTCCTTTTTTAAATTTATTTATAAGATACTTTGTACTTTCTTGCTAGCTTATCTTTTTTTCTTTAGCATTAAAAATTATGATTTTTTACTTTAAGGATTTAAGGGTGATAGATAATGCAACAATACTTTATTGATTCACTGATAACTGCTTTATATTTCAGATCAATTCTTTATATAAAATTTAAGGAGATCCAAAGGCTGCTTCTTGAAAAGGATTATTCTCAATTGATTATTGATCTATAATTAACTAATAAGATTTTCCACATTATTTATGTAAAAAAATCATCTCAATTGCTGTCTATGTTCTCATTCTCATGAAAAGCGTGAAATATTAAAGCTCAAGGCTACTTTATTAACAGAAAAATAAAAATTTACATTGATATTGAAGATTCCTCCATTGTTTTCAACACAATATAAATAATAAATATTCTTATTAATATATTTTATACTATTCATATTACTATCATTATTCCATATTTTAATAACACACGTATTATTTTTCTTAATTGCAATTGATAATCCAAGTGCCTCGGTGTCGTGGACTAATTCATCGGAAACCATTAATGTGGCAAGGTCTCCCCATAATTCATCTGCCATACTGTCGATTATTTTAAAAGACCAACATCCACCTTTCATATTAACTGGGTCTTCCCAAATTGGGAGCACTTTATCCTTCATTATGAAAAAATTTCTGGAAGTTACTCCCCCAATACTATCCCAATTATTAAATAGTTTCCAAAATGAAATACCATCATTAATTTCATATATTTTTCTATATCCATCAATTGTCCAATTATCTTTTGTATGATGATACCATACATTCCATTTATTGGCTGTAGTTTGTTGAGATTCCATTTAATATAATAAATAAATATTGTTTTAAATTAAATTATATAGTATTATAATATATGACCACACAATTTGGCAATCAAAAATATGCAATGGGAGATATTAATATAAATGTGACTGGTATTGAAAATACCGATTTTAACTATAGCAATGTATCGCATCTTATCAATGCGATTGTAACTACTAGTCCATCGCTTGTGAATTTAACATTAGAAAATTTAGATTTAAATGATATAACAAATACATTGTATACATTAAAGTATTTCAGTAATTTATCATCAAGTAAATTTAGCCTTACTAATTTTTTAAAAAATCACAAAGACAAGAAAGATGAACTTGCAAAAATACCTAAATCAAAAGACATTGTGGAATCATTACTGCTATTAGATGATGTGAAGTCATTTCCAAATTTAACAACTGTTTCATTTAATTCGACAACTGTATCATTTGACTTTCTTAATCAAATTTTTAAAAAATTAGGACACGACCTAACAATGCTCGATTTATCAAATATGACGTTTACTGAGAATATAAATAGTAAAAAAATATTGGATTTAATAGATACATTAGTAGCATTAAAAAATATAACCTCTCATATTGAAATATTGAAATTAAATTGCACTAATATAACGGACCCTCAACTGTTTTATTTATTTTTAGAAGGAGCGAAAGATTTAAAAGAATTATGGTATAGACAATCAAATAAACCAGATTTTAGTACATTACAAAATAATAAATTAACTCCTTTACCAAATTTAAAAAAAATTTATTTCTCAAATGTATATCCGTATAACATAGGTGGTTCTACTGTATATACAATTCCGCAAACTACATTGCATTCTATATTAAATCAGTGTGTTGCATTAGAAGAATTATATTTATCAAATAATGATTTATCATCCTATATAACATCATCTTCGACTAAAATACCGGCATTAACTATTTCATTATCAACATTAACTCATTTATATTTGGATAATACAAATATAAGTGCTAATTATTTAATATACTTATTAGAAAAAACACCAAATGTAACAACTTTAAGTTTGAATTCATCGAATGATGGTAATATTATTACAGATGAATATATTATACAAATCGCACCCGCTATTACTAAATTAAAATTAACAGAATTACATTTTAATATTATAGGTATACCCGATTTAGATAATTTAATTGATAATATTATTAAACCAATTGGATCATTAACCATACTAGAATTACCATTTATTAAAGACTATAATTATGGTAAGATGGCGTTCCGTAAATATAAAAAGGTTATTTTATATGATAATCTAACTATCAAAGCTATAATAAACGGAACTGGAGATTATAGTAAGTTAACCCCAAAACAGAAAATGAATGAACTTGATATTATGAGTGAAGATAACGGTAATATTAAATCACAATTAAATGAATTATTTTCGGAAAATGGTGGAGATTCAGGTAGTGGAGATTCAGGTAGTGGAGATTCAGGTAGTGGAGATTCAGGTAGCAGTTCAAATAAAACATTAGTGATTATTGCAATAATTATTGGAATTATATTATTTACATTAGTCGGGGGCTATTTTATATTTAAATTCATTTAACTAATTATTAAAAAATGTAAATCGTCTATATTACTAAACATTAAATAAAATGAAACGATTATATTATTTTCAAACTCAGTAAAATAATAAACTAAAATAACATTATCATATCCAAAATAAAAATTTAATTGAGTTTTAATTTGAAAAATTAAAAAACCATCAATTATATTATATCGTAATGATTTTGGATATATCATATCAATAATATGATATTTATATTCACGAATATGAATATGTTCATTATAATTTATTTTATATTCACAAAAATTATTAAGTAAAATTTCAAAATTCATTGTTTTTATTTCTTCATTTATTTTTAATATTATATTAGAATGTATATCTCTTTGTATATTTTTATTATGGACAAGTCTTCTTAATTCACTCATAATAATTATTATGAGGATATTAATTTTATATTATTTTATTAATTGTGCGCGTCGTAATAGGCAAGTGCGCACTTGCCTATTAGCGAACATAACTGGTTGCGATAAATGAAAAGTGCGGGACGCACTTTTCAATTACGACAACCACAATTTATTAATTTATTATATTTTTAATATTGGTTTAATATTATCATAATTATCATCATCACAATGAATTAATAATAATTCATCTTGTGAATTATATAAACACGTAGGTCCACCTCTACAATTAAGATGGCACTTACAATCAGCGTGGTGGGTACATTTAAGACCATAAAACGGGTAATATAGAGGACGACATTTACAGTGTCGAGTGTAATCAAAACTACAATAAATACACACTCGACAATTAGCCATTATATCGTGTTCACTATAATTATTTCTTTCTAACTCTATTTTTAATCCATCTATTGTATCAAGTAAAGCATATACATCATTATAATAATTGCCAGAGTCAATGTAATCCCCTAATTTAGGGTCCCAGTCCAACTTATTATATGTGGTTGTCGTAATTGAAAAGTGCGGACCGCACTTTTCATTTATCGCAACCAGTTATGTTCGCTAATAGGCAAGTGCGCACTTGCCTATTACGACGCGCACATATGCTGACATTACAATAATTGAGAAATAATTTGGGACATTATGGGTAAAAGAAATAGAATATTATTATTATTATTATTTAGGACAATCCCTAAAGACGCCCATATTATTACCATACTCATATATATATTTTTAATAAAAAATGGGACGACTGTTAATATTGCTAATACTATATATTTGAGAATATTAACACTTACATATTTTTTCAATAAAATAGATATATTTAATAAACTAGCAATAACAGCCCAAGTTGCATAAATTGTAAAGGTGATTCGTATAATATTATCGTTTAATTGCGATACTATATATATTAAAGTCGATGCAAGTGCAACTAAAATAATACTAGATATTAATTCACTCTTACCCCATACTTGAATCCACAAAGCATTTAATACCGCGGATATGGCATAGGGTAGCATTATATTATTGAATTGTTCGGGATATTTGTAAGTGCAGTATATCAACATACCATATATACCACCCCATATGCTAAAAGTTAACGGGGCAGGGGTAAAGGGTAGTTTATAATCATCACTAATATTTTTTATATTGTTAAAACTATTTGATATAATAGTTAATATGGTTATGATAAGTGGGAGATTCATTAATTTCATTGATAAAAAAATTGATAGGAGAATTGGATTTTAAAAAAATTGATTAAAAAAAATTAAAAATATATAAACCTACATTATAATATATATACAATGAAATTCACCCAGCAAGACCTTAGAAGTTTGGAACGTTTATATTTCAAACAACCAAACATTTTATATGACCATCTTTTCAGTTCTTATCATCAATTGATTGAGGAAATTATTCCTCATAGTCTTATGAGAGAAAATAACTATTTTTACGAGAAAGTGGAACAAAATACAATTTATCTTCACGGGTTTAAATGTTCAAATATTCGTTTTAAACCACCAACCAGTCCATCGGGAAATGATTTATTGTCGCCAAGAGAAGCAAGGAAAAAACATCTTAAATATTTTGGTACAATTATGGCTGATGTTCAGCAATTTGTAGAAAAAGAAGATATGGTAACTGGAATGAAAACTGTTACTGATGTTGGAGAATTAGAAAAAGATGTTGCCATTGGCAGCATCCCTATTATGGTTAAATCAAAATATTGTACAACCAATATTAAGAATAATCTTCTTGGTGAGTGTAAATATGAACCAGGAGGTTATTTCATTGTCAATGGGCAAGAAAAGGTTGTAATGTCAATGGAGAAAATGGTTGATAATAAGATTTTAGTTTTCGGCAAGCACGACCCATCTGCATTTATGGGTAAGGCATTTATTGCTCATATTAATTCGCGTGTCGATGATTGGTCAGATAACTTGCAAATCATTAACATCAAATTTAATAAAATGGGGAATATGCTTTTGTCCAATTCACAATTTGCCGATATCCCTCTCTTTATTATTATGCGTGCGATGGGGTTAGAATCTGATATGGATATTATTGCCAATATTACTTATGACTTGGAAGATGTTGAAATGCTTAATATGCTTCGTCCATCTATTGCCCTCTGTGTTGATGAGAATGGGGTTGTTATTAAAACAAAAGAAGAAGCAGTTAATTATCTTATCACCAAGTTAAAGAGAAATAAGAGAATTTCAGCATCAGACCCACAAGTTGCAAATATTCAAAAAAGAATGTATTTGGAAAAGATTTTGAGAAAAGATCTTCTTCCTCATCTTGGGGATGACATTACGAAAAAGATTCGTTTTCTCGGTTTGATGGCGAACAAGATGTTGCAAGTTTTTCTTAATCGTCGTATTCCGGATGACCGTGATGGTTTTGAAAATAAACGTATTGAAACACCTGGTATTCTTATTGGTCAACTTGTTAGACAAAATTGGAAAAAGACCCTTAATGAAACTGGTAAAAATTTTAAGCGTAAAAATCAATCTGATGAAAAACCAATTCAAGTTGCCAATCAACTGCGTCCAACTATTATCGAGCAAGGTATAAAGACAGCGATGGCAACCGGTATTTGGGGTATGAATCGCACCAAGAAAGGTGTCGCTCAATCATTGCAACGTATTTCTTGGATTTTGGCGCTGTCAAATCTTCGGCGTATTTTGTCTCCATCTTTGGATGCATCTACATCTAATGTGGTGTCAATTCGTCATGTGAATAATATTTCATATGGTTTCATTTGTCCAACTCAAACTCCTGAAGGTAAGAAAATTGGTATCGTCAAGAGTCTTGCAATGATGAGTTGTATTACAAATATGAACACAGCACAACGTGATATCATCGATACTATTCTCGATGAATTCAAGAACTTTAAGCATCCTTATGAAATCAATCCAATTGAAATGACTGAATGGTGTAAGATTATGGTTAATGGTGATTGGATTGGATGCACCAAGAGTGTGGTACCACTGTATGAACTCTTTAAAGAAAAGAAATTTAATGGAGTTCTTGATAGGACCACCTCTATTTGTATGGATTTTGAGGACAAAGAATTGAAGATTTATTATGATGCTGGTCGACTAGTTCGTCCTCTTATGAATGTTAAGAAGAATGATGTTCTTCTTACTAAAGAAATCTTGGACGAAGCAAAAGAACTAGTACGAACTGAGCCAATTAAGGGTTGGAATAAACTTTTGTCTAAACATCCAGAAATTATTTCATATGAAGATATTGAAAGTGCTAAATATATTATGTTGGCATCTGATTTTAATTATTTGTATGATAATATGGTAAATGCAAAGACCAAACCAACTGATGATAGCATTAATAGATATGGTAATAATAGATATGTTCGCTATACTCATATGGAGTTTAATAGATGGACAATGTTAGGTGAAATTTCTTGTGGTATCCCATTTATTAATCATAATTTCGGTACCAAGAATATCGTTAACTTTTCGCAAGCCAAACAAAGTATTGGTTTGTATCTGACAAATTATAAGGACCGTATGGATATCAGTCAAGTGTTATTCCATCCACAGCGTCCAATTGTCGCTACTGAGGCGATGCAATATAATAATATGCTCAATCTGCCAGCTGGTGAGAATGCAATTGTGGCGATTATGAGTTATACGGGGTTAAAAATTGTAGCCCGTGTCTGATAGGAAAAAGTATCAGGCAAGTCCGCGGCATTGCGGGCAACACTTTCAAATTGCGGGGAAATCCTGAGTATCATATTACCACTCTTATGGTGTAAATCATAAGAGGAACACGGTTAATTGCCGTTCCCAAGGGTAAAAAGATATGATACGTATTAATGCGTTAATGCTTTGCATAAATGCATAAATTTAAGGACAATCCGCAGCCAAGCATCCATTTTATGATTAACTCGTGAAATGGTTGAAGGTTCAACGACTAGATGGAAGTGGGGGGGTTTAGGCAAACGCATAAATCCTCTTAAGGTATAGTCTAATCCCATTCGTAAGAATGTCAATGCTTAGCGGTTTATTACCCAATGTTTAAATTTATGCGAATACATAAATTTAGGTATAAATTGCGAACCATTGAAGCCATTTATTCGCTTGCAAATCATACATGCGAATTAATAAGAATAGTATTAAATAACTATTCGAGGCTGGTATAAATGACAATCAAGAAGACAGTTTAATCTTTAATCAGAGTGCTATTGACCGTGGTATTTTCCGTGTTAATAGTATGAAGAAATATCATAGTGAAATTCAAAAGAATCCATCAACATCTCAAGATGATATTTTTATGAAACCAGACCGAAACAAGGTTACTGGTATGAAACAAGGTAATTATGATAAATTGAATGAAAAAGGTTATGTGCCAGAAGAAACTGAAATTTATGATGAGGATATTATTGTTGGTAAAGTTTCGCCCATCCAACCAACGGGCAATAATAACAAAGTTTATAAAGATAGTAGTGAAATTTTCCGCAGTAATGTAAATGGTGTTATTGATAGAGTCCATACAAACATTTACAATAGTGATGGATATGAACAATATAATGTTAGAGTTCGTATGGAACGTATTCCAATGATTGGTGACAAATTTGCGTCAGCATATGGCCAGAAAGGTACTCTGGGTATCGCACTACCACAAAAGGATATGCCATTTACCGAGGAAGGTATGATTCCAGACCTCATTATGAATCCTCACGCGATTCCATCTCGTATGACTGTCGCACAGCTCGTCGAGGCGGTATCTGCAAAGATTGGTGCAATTGACGGCAAGTTTATGGATGGGACTCCATTTATGGAATATAATATCAGAGACTTGACCAATATACTTAAAAAGTTAGTCTATTCGCCTTATGGGACTGAAACAATGTATTGTGGTATTACAGGTCGCAAAATTGAAGCAGAAATATTTATCGGTCCAACATATTATATGAGATTGAAGCATATGACGCTCGATAAAGTACATTGTCTTACTATGGACCACGAAGTACTAACAGATAAAGGCTGGAAACAATATAACTATATCGATGAACACGATGCTCTTTATACAATTGATATGAATACGATGGAAACATCATATAAGAAACCAATTAAGAATCACTTTTATGAAATCAGTGAAACTGGAAATTACTATCATATATCGAATGAACATATTGATACTATTGTTACAATGGAACATAGATTCCCTTATAAATATGATGATGGTACAATGAATATCACTAGTTTGAATATGATTGATTTTACACGTAATGTCTATTTTATGAAATCAGTACACTGTGATAATATGGTAGAATGGTTTCAAGTATTACCAAGTGATATTAATATTGTGGAAATGAAACAAAATGTATTCTGTTTCACAATGCCAAATGAAACATTTTATGTTAGAAGAAATGGATTAGAATACTGGACTGGTAACAGTCGCAGTACAGGTCCACGTCAAGCTCTTACACGACAACCAATGGAAGGTCGCTCAAAGGGTGGTGGTTTAAGGATAGGTAAACACATCTTGCCTATAAGAGTCCGCAGGCAACTGTAGGGCTAGTCATCGTCATGGATGGCTACACTTTCAAATTGCGGGAACAACCAGTTTTCGCGTGCAGAGAATATGTGGTGTGCGCAATTCAAAAGTGCGGAACGCACTTTTGAGTTGTCGCAACCATCTTTGGTTGGAGGACAAGGAATCCGCACTTATAAATCGGAGATTTTATTGTCCTCAACACATATTCTCTGCACGCGAAATCGACAGTAGTGGATAAGGTCTGTGATACCAAATCAGTAGAGAAATCTATTGATGGCTTATGTTAACAGCATAAGGTATGGTAAAAAGTCACAGAATATGGTCAATCCGCAGCCAAGTTCCTAACCGCGTTATGATAGCGTATGGAAAAGGTTCAACGACTAGACGGAAGTGGGCAGGAGAGGACTAATCATCCTCGATGATTGCTTAAGGTATAGTCTATTCCCACTCGAGAGAGTGTTTTTACCAAGCACTATATGTTCCATGATTTTTGGGTCGAATCCAAAAATACATATCGTGTATCGTAAAAATAATTTACGCATATTTAGTCGTAATTTAGGTGTATATCGGAGATGGAGAAAGATTCAATTGAAGCCCACGGTATGGGTCAATTTACGCGCGAGCGTATGATGGAAACGTCTGACATCGCGCAATTTAAAGTATGTGATGATTGTGGTATGTTAGCAACAAGGGTAATTGATAAAGAATATTACGTATGTAATCCTTGCAATAACAATACTAGAATATCAACGGTTAATCTTCCCTATGCTTGCAAGTTGCTATTCCAGGAACTTATGAGCGTTAATGTATTGCCGAAGATTAAAACAGAAACGTCAAAGTTTGATTAAACTTTGAAATTCGATTAAAATAATAAAAAATTGATAGTAGCTGATGATTTATATATAAATCATCAGAATTCCTATTAACATTTATTAAACAATTTCTTAAGAAATTGTTTAATAAAAATTGATTTAAATATTCACAAAATATATTATAATATACTAATGACTAAATTATATTATAATATGGTTGATATCGATAGGGCAAACTACCTCCCTTGTTGGACTCTCTATATGGACCTTGTTGAAACTATCCATCATCCGGAAAGTCCTGATTTCTATGATTGGCAATCTATTGAAATGCACCCTGATTCATATCTTCTGCATATGTACAAGAAAAATATGTCTGAATGTATGCATATATTGGTTGCAATGGTTGAAAATATCGTTCGTGATATCACTAATATGACACCTGGATATCGTATAACAGGTGATACTATTAATATAAGTAATTATATGATTACTTGTGAGAATTGCGGAAGGGTATGGGATGGTTATGCACAATGTGATTGCACTATTTTTGACATAGTCTAATTTGACATTGTCAAATTATTTCTGTTTCTTTTCTTTTGTTTTAGTTCTTGATAATCTAATCTTTTGAGTTGTTTCTCGGTTATTAACAATGTGTTCTGCAATAGCGGTTGCCTTTGTACTATCACCAAGTAATTCTGTTAATGATTTCTGTATTGTTTCTTTCTTTAATGGTGCTTGAGACTTGCTAACTGTTTTAGATAATTTACCATCTTTTATAATAATACTTTCTTCATCAACTTTATTAAGATAACTTATAATTTGTTCTTCAAATTGTTTCTTTTCATCATTTAATTCTTTAACCTTTGCACGAATTGACCTTATATCATCATCTATCTCAACCCATCTAAGAACATTATCACGAAATGCCCTAGTTACTTTTTGCTGTACTTCTTGTTGCGCTTCATGAGTATCAGTTTCCGACATTATTATTAATAAGAATTTAAATTTTTATTAATAATATTCGTTTATAAATAAAGTCTTATTCCCGGTTCCACTTATTATCGATTACAAATAGGGAATAATCGTTATGACTAAGGATTTGCACTTATAAATCACCTAGATGATTTATAAAGTCCCAATCGTCATTGTGTGTTGCGAGAGAGGGGCGCCATAGATTGTGCTACTGTAGAATGGTGTGTAAGATTCATTAAATTGAACTGGGATATCACCGCGTAAATCTTGAGATGCGTTACGATTAACATTAGCAATCGAGTTGGTGTAGAGCATATTATCAACAAGTGGTGCGGTTAAAAGGTCTGTTCCTTCAATTTGAACTGCTTCGCCAGGTGTTCCATCAACTAAACCAGTGTATTTAACGGTAAGATACTTCCCGTCATCCTCAACAGATGCGCCTTTAAATGGGGCGGCATCATGAGTCATATCACCATATCCACTTACATTCGCAAATCCTTCATACTTAATTACGGGAATATTAGAATTGTTTTCAGGTATAACAGGTTGTATGACAGGTTGTGCAACTTCTGCATTTGTAAATGTTTGGAGTTCAGGACCAACAACTGGTTTAATATCAACTGGTATCATTCTCTGACGTTCAACATCTAATTGTTTTTCAAGAAATTGTCCTGGTCTAACTTGAGGTAATTGAATAGTGTTATCAGTAAACTTTTCTTTATTGGTAAATTTATTTTTTATTGAATTAGTAAATTTGTCACCACTCATAAGTAAATATACCATCCAAGCAAGAATGATTAATACTAAAACAAGAAGTATTTCTGAGCATATCATATATATATTAATCTAGAAAAAAAATAGAATTTTTAAATTATTATAAAATATCTTCTATATCATTTTCTGAATAACTTTCAGAATCATTATTAAATTCATATTTTAATAATTTTATTATTTTTATAGGTTTTATTATATTATCATTTTTTTCCCTAAAAAATATAATTATATCATCGTCAATATTTAAACAATTTAATCCAATATTATTGTTCTGTTCGTCTATAAAATTAAAATTAATAGATCCATTTATTATTTCAAAATATAAATCATATTTATTGCATTTAATTATTATATTATTGTTCGATGTTATAAATTGTTTTATTGTTTGCCTTATTTTTTTCATTATAATCTATTAATAATGTTTATTTATAATATTTGTGGTGTGCGCAATTCAAAAGTGCGGAACGCACTTTTGACTTGTCGCAACCAGTTATGGTTGAGGGACAATCCGCAAGTGCGGATTGTCCTCAACACATTTGTTAGTATAGCATAAATTTATAAAGATGCCATATGTTCCTTTAAAAATTGGGTTAATTTTTTCTCTTTTGCACACGTTAATTCCATAATAGACGTAAATATTTGCGTTTCATTTAATTCTTTTTTCTTATTATAAACTAATAATAAATTTATAACAATATGAATTTCTTCTGGTTCCCACAATTTCTTTAAAAATTCGTGAATATGATTTGCATCATCTCCATTAAATTCTATTTTCTTATTCATATAGGTTGTTTTTTGTCGTGTCCTAATATGTTGAATATATAAATCCAAAGTATGGCATATCGTACTATTACTTGGATATGCCTTTTTTAATATCTCTAATCCATTCCCTGCAAAATCAAATAAATGTTTTATTTCAGTATCCTCTTTATAATACCATTCAATACTCTTAATTATTGGAACATATAAATTATGCAAATCTTCTCTCCCATCCCCATTTATAAATCTCCATGCTCCTTGAAATATACTTGGCTCCACTATATTAACCATATTATTAACTATGCTTATTTTGGTTCCAATTGGATGGAAACCAAGGATACTCAATTTAATTAAGCAGGATATTGGGTCAATTATCATATTCTTTTCTTTATTGTTATTCCAAGTTTTCATTATATTTAACAATAACGAAGTTTTTAAACTAAAAATATCCATTCACTAAATTGAATAAGAATATTTTTTTTAAATAAAAAAAATTGATATAATGATTTAAAGAGATGTTTTTCTTTATATTAGTTATGATGGAGGAAAATGCTGACGAACAGTTTTTGAATATGTCAGAAGAGGATATTGATAATCTTCTTCTTGGTATAAATGTATGTGATACCAATACAAAAAACATAAATCGATGCACATCTTGCAATGGGGATAATCTGGTAACAGATGAAACTCAAGGTTGTGATGTATGTATGGATTGTGGTGTCATTAATACATTGTATCTTAATAAGAATCCCACTTTTAATAAAGATGGTGATGATAATAAGATGAATGCCAGTTATGGTTGTCCAACCAATTATTTCTTTCCAAAATCAGCCTTAGGGACAAAAATCAAATGCAAAGGATACAATCGTATTAGTGCTTTACAAAGACAAGGACAAATGCCATACAAAGAAAAGAGTCTTATGGAAGAATTATTTAAAATTCAAGATAAGTGCAAGCAATATAATATCACACAAAGTATTATTGATACCGCTAAAATTCTATATAAAAAAGTAAATGATTCGAAACATACTAAGGGAAACCGCAAAGGTAAAAGCCGTATTATGCGTTGTATCAATCGCAAATCGATGATTGCCGCGTGTGTATTCTACGCTTGCAAATTACAAGGTGAACCACGTAGTCCGAAAGAGATTGCTGATATTTATTCACTTGAAATTAAACACGTTAATAAGGGATATCGCAAGTTTATGGATTATATTGATATTAATGAATTGCAACAACACAATGCCAGTTCAAAATCAACCGATTTTATTAAACGATTTGCAAGTAAACTTGATATGGATGAACGTTATATTACCATTGCAACTGAAATATCTGGCAATATAAATAAATTAGATTTGGCTTCAACACACGAACCGCCGTCTGTTGCAGCTGGATGTTTATTATTGGTTGTAAATATGTATAATTTAAATATAAATAAAAAACAAATTTCAGATGTTTTTGGTATATCAGATGTGACTATTTCAAAAACATACAGGCGAATTGCGCCATTTCATAAAATTATTACCAATAATGAAATTACGGATATGATATTAGAAAAAAAACAAAACCAGCCAAAAGTTAAATCTAATATTACCAAAGAAAATTTAATTTTGTTAAAACGTCCTGATACTAATATTGATACAGAAACTGATACTGATGTTTCAGTATCCAGTAAACCAAAACGTAAATCAAAGAAAGCAGTTATTGATAATGATGAAGAAGTAGTTATTACACAAACTATATCAGTTGCAAAAGCCAAAACTGTAAAACCTGCAAAAACTGCAAAAACGACTAAAACTGCAAAAACACCTAAATCTGCTAAAAATGTTGCGATTGATATTTAATTTTTTAAAGTAATATTTCATTTATAATCTCGTTAATTTCGCTGACAGTTTTAACTATAAAACTATCATCAATTAAATTTTTATATTTCGTTTTTATTTCTTCAACATCTTTTTTATTTTCAAATGGGACATAAACAGTATTAATTCCGGCTTTTTTTGCTCCCTGTAATTTAAATTCTAAACCGCCTATTTTTGATATCTTGCCAGTCAGTTCAATCTCACCTGTCATTGCTATATCGTTTCTTATAGGTCGATTTAGTATTCTCGATATAAAGGCGCAAGTAAATGCGCAACCTGCACTCGGTCCATCTTTTGGTGTTGCACCATCGGGTGTATGAACGTGGAAACCATTTTTAACATTATGTTTCATTAATTCCTCAACATTGTAATTATTTCGTTTTAACCATTCTATTGCAGTTGTAAGACTACATATAACACTTTCTTTCATAACATCACCTTGTTTCCCAGTTAATTTAACTTCATATTTATCATTTGAATGTTGCATATTTGGATATATTTGAATTGGTGTTATACCTCCGCTACCATTCGATGTTGCATATAATCCAGCAATAATACCAACTTCCGGTTTATCATTTATATTTCGTTTATGAGTATCTGGTTCCTTTAATATATCTATTATATCTTTTTCGGTAAGTGTAATTTGTTTTTTCTTTTTATTTAATTTATTTATAAACAATCCTCTATTATAAATCATATCAATATTAAGATGTAAATATATTTCTTCAATCTTACGTTTAATATCACGCACACCTGCCTCATTAGTATAACTATCAACCATATAAGTAATTATACTATCACTAATATTCACTTTATTCTCCATTGATACATTTTCAGCCATTTCGGGAACAATATATTGAGAACATATATTCAATTTATCTTCGAGGGTATATGGTTGAACCTTTATCTCCTTTATACGATCTAATAAAATAGGATCCACTAATGATGAATCATTATATGAAAATATCATAATAACTTTATCTAATGGAAATTCTATACCCTGAAAGAAACGGTCTTGAAAGGTTTGATTCATATTTGGATCTGTAAGGTGAATTAGAATACTGGTTATTTCATTGGTTGTACCGTGTTTACTACACGCTTTATCTAATTCATCAAAATATAATATACAACGTGATTTACCCATTTCCACCATTTTCTTTATAATCATACCAGGTTGCGAACCGCTATAGGTATAACCGTGTCCGTGTAATAATTCACCGTCATTTTGTCCACCCAAGGTTATTTGACCAAATGGAATATCTAATGCCTTACTTATACTTTTTGCCAATAAAGTTTTACCAACACCTGGAGGACCAACCAACCCAAAACAAGTCCCTGCACTGCTTGGATTACTGACCCACTTGCCAATCATTTGGAGTAAATGACGTTTTGCTTCATCGTGTCCATAACAAGATTTCTTTAATTTTTCTTCCACACTGGTAAGATAATTCATTGCTGTTTTCTTATTTCGATTTAATGATTCATAATACATATCATCATTTGGTGAACTCCAAGGAAAATTTAATATAGTACGAACATATAATTGTTGTTTATAATATTCATTATTAAATTGTTTCATTTCCTCAATCTTTTCTAAAACCATCGCCTTTACATTATCTGGAATATTTTTATTAATAGCTAATTGTTTTTTATAATCAACATCCTCTATAGAAATACTCTTTATTTTTTCTAATGATGTTTTAATATTATTATTTGACCGTTTTATTTTTGATTCAATGTAATAAGTCATATTACCTACTATATAATCATATATATGGGTCATTTTATTATTCTTTTTTTCACGTATTAATCCCATTAAAAGACCGGCTATATCAACCGCATCATCATTCCCTTGGAGTAAGAGGAAAACAGTATCATACATTTGTTTAACATTTTCTAATCCAGAAAAATCTTTCATAATATTAACAAAAGTTGATTCAGATAATTTGGTATAACGATAATATGATTTTGTGATATAATCAATATACTCACTATCAGACATACAATAAATATTGCCAAGATAATCATGTCGTATAAAGCTTTTTACAAAGCGTATATCAATATTATTATTTTCTAATTTTGTCATAACTGTATTTTTATTTTTTTGAAGAATCGGGCTTTTTAATTGCGTTGTTTTTGTTTTTGTTGAAAATCTATCAACTTTAAAAAATAAATTAACTTTCATATAAGTATTTTCTTTTAACTTTATCCATAATTCTCTTTTTTTACATAATATATCATCTGTATGAAATTTATTCGGGATTTTCCAATAATATGGTGCCTCGATCATTTTTGATGATACTACATTATAGCCAATTGGTATTACTATGTCATCTAATTCTTTCAATATATCACCAATAGTTTGTATTATATTATTTTTATCCCCATATAATATATTTAACATTTCAATTATACTGTGATATCCATTTTCTTTTATTAATTTTTTAATATCATCTTCTGTTTCACTAAATGCATCACTTGGGATGTCATTATGATAAGTATCTATTATTTTTAATATACTGGTTGTATTACAACTATTTGCAATCATATCAATATCAGTACTGTTATTATCAAAATAAGAATTAATATAATTATTATAATGAGAGTTTAAATTTTTAACTATTTCATAAATACTATTTGAAAAATTATTAATATTTTCATTCATTCGTTCAGATATTAAATAGTTATAATGTTTCTCCAAATTATTTATACAACACACTAAATTATTATATTTTTTCTGTAAATAAAATAATTTATATTTTTTAATTTCTTCAGTCATTATATTTTAAGTTATAAATAAATAGTTTATAAACTATTTGTTTATTTATAAATAATTTAATAATAATAATAATGAATATAATAAAACCACATACATTAAACTATAATATATCAGTAGATGCCGGAGATAGTATTTCCAATATATTATTTATGAAAACCACTATTATACCCGCCACTATGAAAATGTCATTTGTTATTCCTGAAGCTGATATGGATTATAATATAAGTATAGTTATGGGAGACAATATATTATCGAGTGATAATATATTATTACATAAAACTACTATTAGTATGGAAACTATCAATAATAAGAATATAAAAGTTCTATATATGACAGTTATATTATTACCATATTATATTGTTTTATCTATTGATATGAAAAATGCCGATTTTTATAAAGCAGTATTCCCTTATTATAATGATAATATTATAACACATATTAAGGATATTGATATTACAATGTACAGTTTACAATTTGAATTAAAACAAATTATTATGATTATAAATAAAAAAATTAATAAAGGGGTTTTGATGTTGGATATTGATACAGAAAATATATTAAAAGAAAAATTAATAAGATTAGAAAATAATCTTATTAATACTACTAATGCTAAAATGCTTGAGATTAAGAATAATTTAAAGACCAAATTTTTTATTGATTAATTAAAAATAATTTATACAAATTATTTTTAGATAATTAAGTTATTATAGAAATATGTGGTGTGCGCATATTTTAAGCAGATGCTTCGGGAGCAGCTGGGGCATCTGCCTTCTTAACCTTGGTGAGGCGGTTCTTGTACGCCTTGGTTACAGTGCGTTCTCCATCCTTGCCCTTAATGGTGTATTCAACTGGGGTGGCGAGCTTTTCACGGCGACCATTGTAGGTGTAGACAGTGCGCTTGCTTCCACGAGTAGATTCACGGATAGAAAAGGTGATTTCAGTCGATGCTTTATCACCTGCTTCACGGTAGTACTTAGAAAGCGCCTTGTTGGCTGCTTGGTAAGGAGTGAGACCAGTGTAGCGTCCTTCAAATTCGGCGCTTCCTGGAAGCAATGCCTTGAAGGAGCGCTTGCCATCACCAGCATCTTCACTGTCGGCATCAGCCTTTGGTGCAGCCTTCTTAGCTGCTTTCTTTGGTGCTGCGCCCTTGGCAGCCTTTGCAGGATTAGCGACCTTTCCCTTGGCAGCCTTTGCAGGTGCGGCGCTCTTTGCAGGTCCAGCGCTCTTTGCCGCTTTAGGTGCTTTAGGTGTAGCAGCGCCCTTTGCTGCCTTCTTGGCAGGAGCTGCACTTTGAGCAGATGTAGCACTCGCCGCGCGCTTTCCGCGCTTCGCACCACCTTGTTGAGCTGGTTCAGAAACTTGAACAGGTTGTTCAACAGGTGCAACAGCTTGTTCAACAACTGGTTCAGGTTGGGCAGGAGTTGCTACTTGAGTAGTTTCAGTGACTTCTTTCTTGGAAGCCTGTTTCTTGTTTTGGGTCTTCGAGTTACTAGGCATATATACTTTATATATAAATTATTTTTTTAAATCAAACTAACTCGATTTTTTTGCATTTTACTATGTTGTTTAAATAGTTTATACCATTCCTTTTTATTTTTACAGTATGCACCTAATAAATATCCGGTATTATATTAAACAATCTATTTAAATTAACTGGTATATTTTGTTTATTAGTTAATATACCAGACAATGGTATACCATTTAATCCAGACAAATTTATTGTATTTATACGGGGGGGTGGTTGTGGTTGTGGTTGTTGTCGTGGTTGTGGTTGTGGTTGTTGTCGTGGTTGTTGTCGTGGTTGTGGTTGTGGTTGTGGTGGTTGTGGTTGTGGTTGTGGTTGTGGTGGTTGTGGTTGTGGTTGTGGTGGTTGTTGTGGTGGTTGTGGTTGTGGTTGTGGTGGTTGTGGTGGTTGTGGTGGTTGTGGTTGTGGTGGTTGTGGTTGTGGTTGTGGTTGTGGTGGTTGTGGTTGTGGTGGTTGTGGTTGTGGTT